TCGTAGTGCCGTCCGCCTTAGTTCCAGCATTGTAACCCGCTCCGGGCCAAATACTCTTAACTAAGTAAGAAGTAGCCGAAGGGTCAGCAGTTACACCACTAGCAACCACAGCGGAAGCTGCGGTTGATGCTGCACCTACGCCGCCCTTAAGATCAATGGGGCGTAAGCCAGCGAGATCCTCATAAATACCGCCATCGTCAAGAACTTCCATCTTCACATCTACGGTCGCCGTTCCACCCGCAGCCAGTCCAACAATGAAGGATGAGGCATCAACGGTGTTTGCTTCAGCAAAAGCACCAACTCGGTTAGCATCTAATGAGCCTCCAATAACCTTCTTCAAGGCTTCAATGGTGGTAGCTCCTTCAGACGAAGACGTAGTTAAAGTTCCCTTCGGAATGGAGTAGGTCTTAGCATCTACAATCTTGGTTCTATCGTTATCATAAGTAGTAATGGTAAAGCGCACCGAGGAGGTACCAAAGTCAGCACTTCCAAGAGCGGACATGCCGTATAGACCACCTGCCACATAACCAGCGTCTCCCGCTCTGTGCCCTTGAGCATAGATGGGGGCTGATTGCGTACCACTAACGAGGACCGCAGGGCAACCACCAACGGAGACTGCTGCGGAGGCTGCAAGTCTACTGGAGTCAGATACACGGACAAAGCGCATAGAGTTAGTAGATTCTAAAATCTCTAACGCGCCTTCGAGAGCCTGACCCTTAATGTGTTCGCTAGGCTCACCAAAGGTGTCGATAAGACCTTGCTGGCTAGTGACCAGCGTAGCCTTTTGGTTGCTAATTCCTGCGATGGGGCCTCTATCTGCGAAGCCAACGATACCAACAACAGAGGAATTAATTTGTGCGGGATAGTCAGAAATGTCCTTTTCGATGACATATACACCGGGACTTACATAGTTTGCCATTTATATTCTCCTTATGCGTTTTTAATAGCGATTAGATTCCGTTGTTGATATCTAATAACGTGATCAGTGATGTATGAAGCTGGCACTGTGATCGACTGCTTGGGCGTTAGATAATAATCCTCTACACCCTTGGGGGTTCGGAGCGGGAGGCTCCAGCTTTGTAGGCTTACATTAGTGATGGTCTTCATAATTTAATCTCCATATTATGTACTGTTCCTAGCACATATTTTGGTCATTTTTTTTAGTAGATCGGAGAATCAATAGACAATTGTTGAATTTCTCCAGTATTAGTAATCAAGAATTTAGGATTAGGGACATACGCCTCTAATTTGATATTAAAGGTCCGTTGTAAAATCCTCTCTTCTCTATCCGCAGTCTCTACAGTAGACTGATCGTTCTCCGAATCAATGTATGCCATGGCTGTATTAGTGTACGAATTTTTTACCACCATATGCGGATTGAAAAGCAACCTAATCTGCTCACAGAGTTGATCCATATCGGCTTTGTACTTGCACCAAATATTAATACCATACTCAATGTCTACAGCCCTAGGAGCTTCACTAATTACCCGCACTGCTCGTTTCTTTAGGTCACTCCAGAAAACCTCGTTTACAATTTGAGGAGCCCCTCTTCGACGGTTATCAGCATTTTGAGACTGGGTTTGGTTGATAGAAACAATAGGAAGAATGATATTATTATCTTGTTCGAGCTTTCCAATCGTTCTTTCGGGGTTTGCATGTACACATTTGACATCAATTAATTCAGTCTCTGAGTTAATGTATGCTAAAGTTCCCAACCTAGAGATTACATATCTAAGAGCTTCCTTGTAAAACATAGGAATTTTGTTTTCTCTAGTAGTTCTTTGGAAGATTTTTTCTCTAGCCCAAACCATGGGGTCGGCTCCCGTAGAGGATACATCGGCAATACTCCCTGTCCCTACACCTTCTATGAGCGTAGAGTTTTCTACATATCCAGAAGAGTCTATGGATTTATACACCATCATAATTCTCCTGTATAGTCTTGATAGTTTCTGGCCTACTTAAAGGTTCCGAGGAGTCTGTAAGCGGAGTATCCTGTACATCTGCTGAGTCGCGGAGGAGTTTAGCAGAGCAAACTAAGTGGTACACGCCATAAATTTCAAAGCTATCTTCTTGCACTTCGATAACTTCGTATTTTTGGTTTTGAAATTTAGGTTGGAGAACATCTCCCGGCTTAAGATGTCCTTTGATTCTCTGCTCCATGTAGGTCTTATTAAAGATAAACAATTGATCGTTAGTAAGTTCAATACCAAACTGAGTTAAGTTTTCTTCTAAGACTTTGGGTTCGTAGTGCCCATACACCAGAACAGGCTGCTTAGATACAGGCTTGTTTCTAGCCTCCATGTAAACTTCATCGTACTGATCATCCCCTTGAACATACTGGTAGTATAGAATCTGAGATCCTGAGATCTTAATCATCTCATCGTCCACTAAATTAAACAGGTTAATGTCAGGGTTAGTGGGGTCAAAGAAATTAAGCTGACCGTCTGAATCCTCAAGCTGGGGAAGAGGGGCAGGTGTTACACCGACTTTGAAGTTTTTGTGGGACATTAGTATGTGGAGAATCTAGCAGGTTCTTCAAACTCATTTAGCAAGCGTTCTAAAAGCTCCTTCTTTTCTTCTGCACCTTCTTTTACTAATAGGTCACCATTTAGTTTTGCGCCTCCTCCGGGAGAAGGAACTGTTTGATATTTACCTCTGATCTGACCCAAAGTAGCCTTAGCACAAGCTAAAGCATACAGTTGAATCCAATTGCGGTAAGCAGGATGAAGAGTATCTGAGTTAAGACCACGGTATATAAGGATAACAGTTTGTAAATCCGATACAGGTCGTGGTTCAATTTGAAGATATTGATTATCAAGAACGGAGAAAGAACCTTCTTGACCTAAAATTTTTCGCGTCATTTCCAAGTTTTGTTGTAGAAGATAAAAGTCTCCTACACCAAAGTTTTGAAAAAGATAATTATCTTGGAAGTACTTGATAAAGAAATCAAACTCTAGAGTTCCTGCTTGGCTCTGAATAGATAGCAGTGTTTTCTTGTATACAACATACTCTAAATTGTTGAGAATATAAGAAGGAACTTGATAAAGGGCTTGACCAGAGGTGGTCTGGAAAGTAGCCATCTGCGTAGAAAATAACGGGGCATGATTATACATCGTCCCCACCGCCTCATCAATGCAGGTTTTAAGCTGATAAGGCGTAAGCTCTACGCGAACCACAGGATGTCCTAATCGGGCGAGAATAAAATCTTTAAGGTTCTCATCAAAGTGAGTCCACTCAACACCATCAACCATGGTAGTGTTATTGAGCTTATCATAATCAATCTCATTCCTACCTAAGTGTCCATCACCTGTGCCATCATTGATATTACTTCCCGCATACTTAGAAAAACTATTTCCCCAAGATGCCATCTTAGGTTGCAAAACGGCCATGAGCTACTCCTTAAAATTTGTCAGCAGGAAGATCAATCTTTGATGGATTTTCTTTTTTTTCTACAACCTTTTTCTTTTTCACCACAGGTTTGGGAGCGGGTTCAGTGGCAGCCTTAGGCACTTCTACGGGCACGAACCACTCATGAGGAGCCGACTCAGCGTCGATGCTTACACCTACGCGAAAAGTTTGAAGTCGATCTTCATGAAAAATAACTAGGTCTTTTGGACCTTTCATAATAAACTTTGCCATAAGACTAACCCTTCTTCTTCTTTTTAAGAAGTTTCGTCTTAGTCTTAGGAACCTCTTTAACTTCTACAGGAGCGGGAGCAGCAACTTCTTCAACAACTGGGATGAGAACCTGCTTAGTTCCACCGGGAAGCCATTCAAGCTCCACCGTATCGCCTTGCATCAAGTCTACTCGTTGTCCTGTTTGGGGGCACGGAGACTTAACCGTGATCATCGTATCGCCAATATATCTGTATTTCATAATAACACCTCATATTATATAGGCATAAAAGAAGAGCCGGGAAACTTTAATTTCCCGGCTCTTATTACTTTCTAACTCAGATCAGCTTACTGAGCAGGAGGAACAACAAGGTTCACACCCTGCGCCCAGCTTGCGGCACCTGCGTTCGCGTTCGAAGCCTTACTTGCTGGCTGGAACATGAAGTCGGCGTTAGCACCGATGAGTCGGATGATTCTGTAGAATCGGGACTCAGGAGTCACAGCGGCCTTACCGTAGCGAGTCAGGATACCCTTTCTCGGCTGGAAGGTCTGCGGATCAGTGATGGTCGGCAGTTGCTGGAGCGGGATGTACGGGCAGTAAACGTAGCCAGCGTCCATCGGGCCAGAACCCTTGTAACCAAGCATGATCTCGTCCTCTGGGTACATAGGATCAACATAGAGATCGTATCTACCAGCGAACTTACCCTTGTACTCAATCGAGGTCGCGCCGATGTTCGTCGGACGATCAGACTGAGGATAGCCACCCTCAAGCTTCGCAGCAGACTCAAGCATCGAGGCGATAAGCGGAGAAGTAATCATCCAGCTACCCGGACCACGGAAGGTCGTGCGGTAGATATCCATCGAAGCAAAGTTAATTGCGGCAAGAAGGTTAGCGTAGATCTGACCAACGTGCTGAGGAGCAAACGGGCTGCTCGACCGCATGAAGGTGCCAGACATATCAAAGAGGTACACGTTACTGTTCGTACCAGAGGGGTTAAACGCACCAGCGTTAGCGAAGTCGTACAGGTACTCAGCAGGGGTGAAACCACCCACGGCACCAGTGGAAAGACCAGCGGTATCAGGAGTAGTAGGCGTGTTACGGCCCGTAGCACCGAAGTTGTTGGAGTTGCCCATGTCGAGAGACTGACGGTTCCAACCAGAGAGACCCGAAGGATCGTAAGCGATCATACGAAGATCTTCGATAAGCTCACGGTCGATTTCCAAGGTAAGTTCCTTAGAAAGAAGATCCGTAAGTTCACCTTCAAGATCAAGGTTATGGTACGCACGAAGATCCTGAGCCGCTTCAAGAGTCCAAAGGGCTCTCATCTTGCGGGTACGCGACACAACGGGCTGCTGCTCGATGTGCATGTTCATCTCAGGGATTTCGTTGCCGCTCAGAGCTTCACCAGCGGAGACACTGTAACCAAGAATGGTCGAAGCATCAGGCCAAGAAGCAATCTGACCACCCATGGTAGTCGATGGCGAACCAGAAAGGTTACCAAACACAGAACTAAAGTTGTTCGTGTCCGAACCAGTGAGGTTAGCAGCAGGATCACCCGTGGCGTTACGGAAAACGGCACTAGCCGTTTGCCCACCGTAGGTTAAGCGATACTTGCTGTAGATCGTTTCAGTACGACCCCAAGCACCAGCAACACGGTCAGCACCCAGATAGAAAATCTGAGAAACAGGACCACCCATCGGCTGGACACCGACGATGCTGTTGGCGATTAGTTGTGGATAAACCCGTCGAACAAGGGGGAACGCGAACTTCTGGAACGTGCCAAGCTTACCAACCGTGGTCGGAGCATCAGCCTCATCAACTCTATCATTCTTTTCAGCAATGATAGACTTAGCTTGGTTCTCAAGAAGTTGAGCAGTAACTTTACGAGTGTAGTCGTTACTGATTCCCTCAAGCACAGGTTGCCACTTAGTTAAAATTTGTGAATTGTCATCTAACATAGTTTTTTTCCTTACTTAAGATTGGAATGAGGCATGAACTTCATAACCTCGGGGGTTAAGAGGTCATTAACGGACTGTGCTTCAGCCCTACTTGCCTCCTTTTTGTCAACATCTTCTGCGATGATAACGGCTTTTTCCGAAGACTTAAACGGCTGATCCTTAGATTCCTCTAAAACATCGACAGCCTCTAAGAGAGTAGCCTTATCTTCAGTAAGCTTATCAACTTTCGTTGAAAGCGCATTCACAGATGTCGCCAACTTTTCGTTTTCCTCAAATGATTTTTTGAGTTCTTCCGTTAAGATGTTAACTTCTGCTTCAAACTCTTGCTGCTCCTGAACGAGATCGGAAATGGCATTATCCTCATCATCCTTTCGCAACTCCAGTGCCATCAAAGTCTTCACAGATTCAAACAACGAAGCATTACGCATCGTTTCGTTCTCTTCTTGAAGCTCTCTAACAGCTTGGTCCTTTAAAGTGTCCACGCGAGCGCGAATAAACCCTTGAACCTTGGCCTCTAAGCCTCGGATCTTTTCGTCTACTTGCTCGGTAATTACACTGTTAACTAGCATAGCGATTTCAGATACTGCTGCTTCTGAGAGACCCTCAGGTAACAATTCTGCAATCGGTAGCGTCTGTTCTTTAGTTTTGTCCATATAAATAAACTCCAGTCATCAGATTATGTACAGATGATATGTATTAAAAATTAAAAATAATTATTTTTTGCTTAGTTTGTTTCTAAGCATAGTAATAAATACCTTTTCAGCTAAGGCTTTATCATAGGTAGCCTTTACGGTGTCTTCGATAAACTGGGAGTCATTACTCTCATTCACTAGACCGGGGAACGCCCCCTTAGTTGACGGATCAGCTACCAAATCAAAGGTAACTAATTTAAAATCATCATTAACCATAGCGTAATCGCCCTTTTCGGTTAATGATCCCATTCCTCTAGAGGAAATTCCTAGTTTAACTCCGCCCTTAATAAGAGCTTGAGCTACTTGACCACAAGGAGTATTGAGAATTTCAGCCTCTCCGATCATATCATTACCTCTCATCTTGAGATTGGTAACGAGATGAGAAACATTCCCCAACTTGACAGCATCATGCGTGGGGTGATCTAACTCTCCCATAAGTCTACGCTCTTTAATGGCTTCGTCCAGTCGAGACATCTCCCTAACAAGCAATTTCTTTTCGTAAATTCGTTTGTTATGGTTCGGTGAGTCGGCTCTTTGGAAAATACCTGCGATCTTCATCGTGCCATTAGCCTTAGACTCTTCTAACACCTGTAAATTTTCAATAATAAAAGTATCTGAAATGAACATTACTTATCTCCTGCTGCTTTTTTAGAATTTTTGATCTTATTCTCAGCACCGGGACCGTACTTCTTCATAAGACGATTACTTTTAGCTGAACCATGTTTCAGCGAAGTTCGCATTGAGTGAGCTTTCACGCTCTTCCAATTCGATGAAGGGGTAGAAGAGCCGGGAGTAAACCCTTTAGCAATTTTGCCACTACTCTTTTTCCCCCATCCCGCCTTAGAGACTACATACAACCTATCAGAACCTTTTGTGCTAAAAATCTGGCCGATGTGGCCCTGCTCTAAGGCTTTAGCAATTGTAGCAAAGACACGAACTCTAGACTTGCCTGATTTAACAGCCCCCTTACCCTTCGCACCTTCCTTAGAAGAGAACTTTTCACGGCCCTGCTTAGATCCTTTAGCTTTAGCTGCATCTTCATTGAGAAGAGTGAATAGGCTCATGAGGAGGCTCTCCGAGATTTAATTCGTTTAAGCATAGCTTTCATCGGATCTTTCTCTTCTTCCTCTTCATCTTCTTTCGCCTTACCGGGACCAGCCATGTTGACCCCTAGCGACCCTACCGCAGTCATTTCTACCAACGTACCTCTAACTTCAGCAAGTAAGTCTCTAACTTCTTGAACTAAAATACAAAGATCATTAACTTCTTGCAGCGGTTGAGCTACAGGAGGAGCTACGGACTCCACTAAAGGTTGGGGCTGGGGAGTGGCTACGGGAGCAGGAGCAGCACCACCAAGGATGCTATTCATAAAATCATCAGGGACTTCAACATTAGAAATGTCCAAAGAAGATTGGCTTTCTACGACCAAGGGGTCGGTACTATTAGCTGGCAAACCCCCTGCGTGGGAGGTAGGAGCAGGAGCAGGAGTACCTTGAGCGGTATCCTGCGCCATGATCTGTGCAGCTAAATCTCCAACTGAAGAATTATTCATTTACTCCCTCACTTACCAGCGGCAGACTTCTTGAGTTCCTTAACCTTAGACATTACAGTCTTTTTCTTCTCGTTCGCCTTCTCTTTTTCGATGGCATCAAGATCAGCATCCGTGGGCTCCACATCGTCTTCATCCGCAGCTTCTTCTAACGAAAGAAGAGCGTCTTGAATTTGACCAACGTGTTCAGCGATCTGCTCGTCACTAAGGGCTTCCTCAAGAACGGACTCGCACAGAGGGCAAACATGCTCCTCAACGCTTTCCTTCATCTCATCCTTATCATCATCTTCGAAGTCTTTGCCAGCGTGAGTCTTGGACTTGTCGCCCTTGCGCTGGTCAGTGGTGAAATCAGGCTTGTCGCCCTTCTTGGATTTTTGGTTGGACTTGTCACCTTTACGGGCTCCAGTGGTGAAATCGGGCTTGTCTTCGGGCTTATCCTTGCTCTTGTCGCCTTTCTTCTCACCTTCGGTGATCGAAACACGGGCAGCGTCCCAAGCAGCATTCTTGACCAGAGCGTCAATGAAGCCCTCGTCTACTCTAATATGATCAGTCATAATTTTTTCCTTATAAGTTAGCTCAGGACTGAGATGTCCCTACATTATATTTATATACCCTACCTCGGGGATATTATTTTTTATTTAATTTTGTTAATTAGCTGTTACTGTACTTTGAGCCACATCTGAAATAACGTGTGTTCCGGGTCCAGCGTAAGTATCACCCAGCCTACCAATTTCCTTCCCATTAGCAAAAACATTAGGTGAGTAAGTATCACATATAGGAGCATGAGGAGCGCAAACAAACGTAGGATGAGACACCATAGCATCGCCATTTCTTACTACGCCTACCCCTTCTACAAAAACATTAGGAGAACATAGATCTGATTTTTGCTTAGAAGGAGTCCCGCACGGAGTGGGAATACTAGGCATGGGATTGCCGTGGTCACAAGTAACGTCGGCGGTCTTATCTCCTCTGGCAATTAATGGCATTAGTATAGTTTTCCTTTGTATCGACTATCGAAGTATGGTAACTCTCTGGGAACAATAGTTTGTTTTTGCTGGCTGGTAAGGTCAGTCCCTGTTAAGCGAGCAGCAGTAAGATAAGTTTTTTCTGTTGCATCTTTAAGAGCAGGGTAAACCTTAATATTATTATAGACACCGTTGAATAGCCTAAATCTGATTCCGGGAGGAATTTGGAACATCTCAACAAATTGCGTTAAGTTGAAGAAAGAAACTAAATCACCCTTGGGTAATCGTTTTCCATGATACCCGTCTTGGAGATCATAGTTATCGTCAATATCCTTAATGGTATTATATACCGTTCCAAAAGAAGATCGGGAAGTAGAAAAAGCGGAAGAAGTTTTAGACAGCTTATTCGTGTAATCCCCAGAGCTAAAGTTTTTAGCCCACTTCATACCGTAGATGCTCTGCTTACCAGAGATATCAGTGGACTCTGGCACACTCTTAACATAGGATTCCTCTTGTACAGACTTAAAGGGAGAAGGTAGTAAAGTAATAGTTCTCTTGATAGCCTCTCCAGTCTCATAGACCACTAATTCAGATCCTCCTTGCAAAGGGTTGTATCTTATTTCGTCTGTTGGGGCTAATGCAAAATCAGTATAAATCTGACGAGGATATACCTTATCATCTAACGGAGCATTAACTGAGTTAAAGGTAGCTTTAATCTTGATAGTTGTTTGCTTTGAGTCAAGAAGATAATTCCAAATGGGATCATCAGAAGCAATATAGAAGGTGGCGCGAGGCCCAATATAAGGGGAGACAACCGAATCTAAAGTAGCATCTGAGTCTCCCGGTTGCCACGCTAATTGATAAGTTACTTCTGTTCTACGAATTTCTGGGACACGGTTTGGTACTTCTTCGATTGTCTCCCGCATACTAGAGAAAATTAAGATCTCAGGAATAGTAACGGGTGTAGAACAAACTTCAATGTCTCCACTTGAAGGGGGGAAAGAGCTAACCTCAAAGACAGTTCCAGTAGTTTGGTCGCTCAGTAACTCTTCTATTACATTTTTTTGATTAGAATCAAAAGCATAGGCAATATTTCTATTAGACTTTAGTTCTACTTTATCTACGCTTCCATCTTGCTTAACAATACCAAAGAATTCGTTTTGTTGTTTAGGTTTACTGTAAGTACCTGAGGTGGTGACAACGGGTAGCCCATCGTCATTGCTAAATCTAGCCCCAGTTACCTTTCCACTTCTAGCAACAATGGGTAACGTAAGATCAATATCTGTGGGAATCTGTCGAGTGCGTCTAACCGTTTGTTGAGAATTACCGTTAGCCTTATAGACTTGAGGATTTAAGCTTCGCCTAGTTTGTCTGATAAGATTGTAAGCCGCTTCGCGTCGGTTAACAGTATTGACTTGCGGTAACCCTTTAGGCCATACAGTTAGCGAAGTTTGTCCCATCTCTTTAATAAGCTGCGGACTATATTCGTTAAGCTTACCTTTCAAAATGGCTTGCTTCACTGCCTCCATAAGATAAGAATCTAGGTTGAGAGAGAATATATTTTGATTTTTAACAAAGTTTACGGCATCTAAAGTTGTTTGATTAAGAGAGTCTCGAATTAACTCACTATCAAACATAAACGCTCCCGCTGTGACTCCGTTGAAGGGTACGAAAGACTTTCCACCCTGTCCCTTAATCATATCGTTAAGCGTACTTTTGATGCGTTCATTTAAAATGTCCCCCGGATCCCCAAAAGCTTGAGTTCTCATCTCCGCTTTTCTTAAAATAGTTCTTGAAGATTGAACCGAAACATTTCTTTCTACATCGTATATTTGCATTGAAGGATCAAACTTTAGATACTCTTCAAACGGTTGAACCTCAGAGGCTGCCGCAGAATTATAAGTCTCTTTGGAGCCTTGAACGGTAGGGACCGTAGGTAGCGCGGGAGTAGTTATATTCTCTACGCCCACAATATTAGCCTCTCTAGGAAGAGCATTAGGCGTAGGTGAAGTCGGTAGGTTGGAGTTAGTGGGGGTTGGAGGTCTGTAAACCCCTCCTGAGTATGGGTCTAAAGCATTAGTAGGAACTACCTG